TTTTGTGCAAGAGCGAGGGCACCTGCATGGCAACCCCGAAGTCTACACCGTTTTTGTTCATCTCCAGCAGGATCTCGTCTACGATCTGTTCCACTTCCGGTAGGTCGTCTTCATAGCAAGACGATTTGAAATCAATGGTGTATTTGTTGAGATCGTTTTCATCAATAGCGCAGGAAACGTGGCCGGATCTGTAGCTTTTTTCATAAGCGGGCGACTTCTTCTTGCGGAAAAATTCAAACATATAAGACTCCTTTCCTGTGCGGCATCCGGTTCAGGACGCCTGTGCAGCATCTTCGGTTTCGGAATGCTCCAGCAAAACGCTCATTACAATGCCCCACAGTGCGGGATGCTCTTTCAGGTAGGCAAGAAATTCAGCGTCATGCATAAGTAACACTCCTTTTTGTTGTATTTTGTAATTCTATGTTACAACTGTTGTCGTTAAAAATCAAGAGAAAAGAGGAATTTCAAATGAAAATTGCGGAAAAATGCAAAGTTATAGTAGCAGGCGCAATTGTGGCTGCGCTTTTGGCTGGCAATGCAGTGCCCGCACTTGCCGCCAGCCCCGCCGGGGACGTTCCTTTTGCAGTGCTTGCGCAGCAGAATGACGAAAGCGCCGACAAAGTGCAGGCAATCAAAGATGCGCTGGCTAACATTGATGTATCATACGAGGATGGCATCTGGCTTTTTGAATCCGCTTACGAAGATTACGAAACAGGCAATAACAAAAGCTACATGATGCCGTATGTGTATTCAAACGGTGAAACTGTCCGGTTTGGTATGAGCTTCACATCTCAGGATACCGAGGGCTATTTTTACTGGAACGATGTAGATGTTCTGATTGGCGAATACAATAATTATACCAGTCAGACGAACTACAAGTTTAAAAAAGTTTCGCGCCAGTACTATCCCGATGACCAGATTTTTTATGAAAATGTATCTTTTGGCGGGAACGACGAGGATATGGACCGTCTGAGCCGAATTCTGAGTGCAGACACTGCATATCTGCGTTTCAATGGCGCAAAGGTCAACGGAACGCAAAGAACGCAGACGACGATCATTGATAGCGAAAGCCGACAAGGCATGACAGACATCATCAACCTGTATAACCTACTGCAAAGCGCCACTGTTGAAGAGCGTGTAACGGCCGCAAAAGCTGTCATGTCGGAAAACGCACCAACGGAAAATGATTTTATCGATGCTCAGAATGATGCTGTAACCCCGGAGCAAGTGGAAGCACTGATCAGCCAGATTGCCCCGGTTACTTTGGAAAGTGAGACTGCAATCAATAACGCACAGGCGGCTTTCAATTCCATGCCGACAGAATGGCAGTCGATGGTTTCTAACTACGACAAGCTGAAATTGTATCAGGAAGAACTAGAAGATCTTCAGGTGGATGCACTTGCCGAGAAGTTAAACAATACGGTTTACCGCGAACATGATGACGTGGAAAATGTGGATTTTTTCTTTTGGAAAGACGCTCCTTTGACAAATCAGGCTGTTTTTGCATTGCCATATTTCTGCGTAGTCGACAACAACGTTCAACCGCTTCGTATGATGTATAGCCAATTTAGAACAAGCTGGATTTTTTGGAACACAATCGTTTATTCAATCGATGGAGAAGTGTATAGAAAAACTATTGACAGTTCCAAAATCGAAAGAAGAACGGTTACTCAGGTCTTAAGTGGCAATGTTAACACATGGGAATTGGCTGATGACATTGCGGATCCGGTCGAAATTGAAATGCTAAGAAAAGCAGTGACCGCAAAAAATGCAGTCATCAGGTTTAAAGGCGACAGTATGCAGTCCGATTGGAAGTTAAGCTCTTTTTCGAACAGAGATATAAAAAACATTTCAGGAACGTTGCAAGCGTATGATGCAATGCTGAATGCTTCTCCATCCGTGCGTGCAAGAGCGCTTGAAAAAGTAGAAGCGCATAAGCAGGGAAGTAAATTTCTCAATCTCTCGTATTGATTGCTGAGTAGAGGAAAGAATAATGCCAAGAAGAAGCAGACCATACAATGGATACGCCGAGAAAGAAGCGAGAAGAAAGCGCCAATACAATGCGTATCGAAAGTCTACCGCTGGAAAATTAACAGACCTGTTATGTGACATTATTATTGCTGGTATCGTTTTGGCGTGGAACGTTACGGTTTGGATATTCAAGCAAGCGTGGATGTTCTTGAAAACATTTTTTTCTCTGCTTGTACAAGATGTGCAACGAATATATGAAAAGCTTAATAAAAAATAAAGGTGTCCACAGTGGACACCTTAAATGCCCGGCCGACAAAAATTAACGGCTCAGTTAATGCTCCTGATCACACGGACAAGGGGACGCTGCCGACACTGCAACGATGCGCCCATTGATATTGCGATACCGCGCTCCGGGGTCGTGGCCAGCGTCGTGATCCTTAACGGCAGCTTTCAGAATCTGGAAGGCTGCATCATAGGCAGACCCATCAGACCCGGCCTGCGAAAGGTGATAGACAAGTTTGCGCACGTTGTCCTGTGCGTAGTCGTAGAGCATAGCTTCCTTGGTTTTTGTGTTGATCATAGCTTAACCCTCCCACGGTTTGCGGCTTCCATCAGCGTTCTGCGGCTTGGATGCCGGCATGCCGTCAATGATTACCATATCTTCTGGGATTTCGTTCAGAACCTTGATGTTATCCATTATTTTTGCACTCCTTCTGGATTTTTTTGACAATTATGTTATAACACGGAAAAAGGAACAGATTCGACATCAAATTTTGGAAGTTTATGGTAAACCAAAAAAGACAGAAAAACAGTCGAATTTTGTGTAATTGTCGAAAAAAAGGGGATGTTTGGGAATGGATGATTGGGTTTTGCGTGTTGCGGAAACATTGGAAAAAGCAAGGGCAGAGGCCGGAATCAGCCAAGCCACACTTGCAAAACGAATGGGCGTAAGCCGACAAAGCATAATTAAGTGGGAGCAGGGAATCAACGCGATCTCCTTTCCCATGATGATGCAATGGTTCGTGGGCTGCGGGGTTTCACTGGAGCGCTATCTGGATTCCTGCATCCACCCGGGGCTGCTGGAACGGCTGGAAGATGACCCCACCGACAAAGAAAAACGTCGAATGCTGCACGAGGCCATCGAAGAATGCAGCGCATACGAGGTAGACACGCTCTTGTACATCCGCTACGGCGCGCACGGGTCGGACCATCTGAGCGTGCTTACCGAAATGGTGGCCAACCTGCACACGCCGCTGCGGGATAGGGTGGCCGTGGTCAATACGATCCTGAGCCACTACGAGATTGCCACTGCCACAAAAACGGACGTAGATCCAGAAGGGCTGCAACCGAATATTGAAATGCTGTGTCAGGCGCGCGACTGCGGAATGGCGGCAGCAAAAAATACGGAAGATGTCTACTCCATAAACAAGGAGGCGATAGAGGATGCCAAGAAAAAGAACGAAACGCGCTGACGGCCGGTACGAGATCAAGCGCAAAATGCCGGACGGAAAGTATAAGCACTTCCTGGGCGCCACGGTTGCCGAAGCAACTGCAAAGTATGAAGAGGCCTACCGGCAGGCAACACTGGAAGAAAGCAAAAATAACGGCGGTGCTACCTTCCGAGAAATGGCGCAAGCATACGAAAATTATATCACAGGTGACGGAACGCCCATAAAGCGCAGCACCATAACGGCGTACAAAAGGTATCTGGCAAACTTTATAAGCTATTTTGGAGATACCCCCATGCAGGATATTGACACGCAGGCGGTATGCAGCTATATGGAGCGGATGAAAACCAATGGCAAGGCCTTGCACACCATCACCAACGCCAAAAGCGTGTTAAGCTGTGTGTTCAAGTTCTGGTGCGCAAACTATCATGGGACGGGCGATCCTGTGCTGCTGGCATCGCCACCCGCCGGGATGAAGCGGGGCAGCAGGGAAGAGCCAACGCCCGAACAGCAGCGTGTGATACATGCGCACCCGGAAGGCTGCGGCTTTTGGGCGCAGCTTTTTGAGTATACTGGGCTGCGTATCGGAGAGGCCAACGGCTTGCAGTGGAAGGATGTGGACTTTGACGCCGGCGTGATCCATGTGAGCCGCGCCATGCCGTGGCACAAAAACCAACCATACCTCGAAACACCCAAAACAAAAAACGGCTATCGCGATGTGCCGATCTTGACGCCGTTCAAGCCGGCACTGCTCGAGCACCAAAAAGGTTGCAAGCTGACAGATTATGTGATGTCCGGCAGCGAAGCCCCGCTTACTCAGTCTGGGTATAACAACCGCTGGATCTCCTACTGTCGCAGTATCGGTCTGGCAGAGTGGTACACACACCTGACAAAGATACCTCAAAGCGGAAAAAACCCGGAACACATAACAAAAAGAAAAGTCTACAAAGCCACCGTTACCGCCCACCAGTTCCGGCACCTGTATGCGTCAAACCTCTTTTACGCGGGCGTGCCGGATAAGGTGGCGCAAAAGCTGATGGGGCACGCGGATATAATGACCACCCGCCGGGTATATCAGCAGTTCCGCGATGAAGAAGACAAAAAATATATCGCCCGCTTGGACGACTACGTTTCAAACCGTGAAAAATAGTCTGCAATAAGTCTGCAAAATGGAAATTATTATGTTTAAACACCAAAAAAGTAGGGTTCAAGTCCCTTCTTCTGCATAACGCAAAAATCCGCATGAATGCTGGAAAATCCAGTGCTCATGCGGATTTTTTGTATTTGCAGAAGTTCGGATACTATCGAATACTAACCGATATTTGCACTTACTTGCCATCCAGAAGTCTGCAAAAAGTCTGCAGACTTTATCTGTGTTCTACAATGCGTTCCCAGTACTCGACCAGCTTGCCGTCCACAGCGTCCTTGTCCTGCAAGAATGCTGCAGCCATATCTGCGTAGAAGTTGGTGTTGTCCACGCTGTACATTTTTGCGACTTTGCCGTAGTCGCTGTACATCATGTTCATGGTGGCCCAGAAATCGTTTTTGTCGCAGGTTATGCCGCGCTGTTTTGCCACGTCCTGCGTCTGTTCCAGCGTCCAGTGACAGCCTTTTGTGCCGTCAGCATTTACCATGCTGTCGCACCATTCCTCCGCTTCATCGTGGGTGAGGTGCTTGCGCGGCATCTTGATGGAACGGCTGTCCGCACCGCCATGCTCATACTGCCCAGACCGCTTGTCCCAGTCTCCGTTTTGCGAGAAGCCAATCTGCGGCATTTTGCGCCCATACTCAACGTCAGGGTAGCGGGGGATAGGGTAGGGGTCGATGTAGCGGTTCTCCTCCTGCGGATAGTAAGGATAGCGGTCATTTCCATCTTCCAGCTTGCGCAGACGGCGTTCCAGCTCACGTTCCCTGCGGTCACGCTCTTCCTCAAGGCGGTCACGTTCCGGCTCACGGTTTTTGTCGTGGTCACGGAACATCATCATGCGGCGAAAAGTGTTCTTGCCCATAATCTCTATACCTCCTTAGGAAATGGACGCAGGCGCACCGGCGTGGGAGCGGCAGAAGCAGCCAAGATACTTAAACGTGCCGGTGCCGGTTGCAGACGTTGCCACACGGGTAGCGTAGCGGGTGCGGGTGTGGATGCTCTCGGCGGTCGCCTGAGCGCAGTTGCAGTCGGTCAGAGGGTATGCGGTCGTGCCTGCACCTATGGTAATGACCACAGGGGCGTTGATGGTGGTCGTGTCCGGTATGCTCTGGGCAACCACGATGCAATACTTCTCTCCGTTCTGGTATGCGCCAGCAGGGATGTTGATGGTCAGCGTGTCATTGGCGAACGTCACCGCATCCGAGATGACGAGGTGCGGGCACAGACGGCAGCTTGTTTTGCAAGCCATAATGTTTTCCTCCTAAAAAATCAGGGGCAGAGGTGTCTTACCCCTGCCCCGATGGTTCACCCGGTGTTATCGGGGAGTGTGTTGGTTAGCAGCAGCCGCAGCAGTTCACGCCCACGTTGGGGTTTGCCACCTGATAAGCGGGAATCGGACGAGGATTGACCCGGTTCAGGATGGTATCGGTCTGCTGGGACATCACGGTGGTCAGAAGCGCATTCTGCCGATCCTGGGAAGCGGCGAACTTCAGGCTCTGGTTCTCAGCGGTCAGAGTGGCGATCTTGTCCTGCGTGAAGTAGTCCATCATGCTGCGGAAGTTGGCGTTGCAGTTGTCCACAATGGCGCGTGCGTTGTCTGCGATAGCCTGACGGGTAGCGCAGTCCTCAGTTGCGATGGTGTACTTCAGGTCGCCGATCAGCTGTTTGTTCTCGCAGCAGCAAGATGCCAGCTGCGTGGCAAGTGCGGTCTGACCAGCCTGCCGAGCGTTGCCCTCCTGCATGATGGCAAGGCTGATGGCGTTGTCGCCGTTGGACACGCTGCGTTCCAGGCCGTTCACGAGCTGTGCGTTCTGGTAGCCGAGCTGACAGATCGCCTGATTAGTACCAGCAAAGCCACCCGCAACGGAAGCGTTGAGAGTGTTCATCTGTGCGAGCTGGTCATAGCCCAGAGAGCAGATACCGCTCTGGATGCCCGCCAGAGAGCGGGAGGTATCCTGCTGATAAAAGCCCTCAGACAGAGCCGCGCGGGTGTCTGCACCGCCCTGACCGGTTGCGCCAGTGCCGACCAGATAGGGGATGTAGCTGTTCATGCCGTTGTCACCGCCGTTCCGACCGTAGCCGTTTGTGCCCCAGCCGAAGATGATAGCGAGGATAATAACCGCCCACAGGCCTTCGTTGCCGAAGAAGCCACCGCCGTTATTGCCGCCGTCCTGCCCAGCCAGATAGCCAGTTGCAAAATCGTCCATAACAAAACTCCTTTCAGTTTTGCATTATGCTATCCCACCGCCGTGTGCGGTGGGCGAAGCCAGATAAAAGCGGTTTTTATCAAGTCCGCAAAACTGAGAAGCGTTTCGCTTAGAGGGATGCGTTATCGGGGCAGCGTCAGGTTCAGGACGCTTGCCAGCTGGTTCAGGTCGATGCCACGCTCTTTGGCAAGGTTCTGCGCCATCGTTCGGAGCTGCGCTTCGTTCTTGCCCTGAATCAGGTTCAGCCCCTGCATGATGGGTGCGCTCTGCCCACCAAGCTGCTGAATAAGCCCCATCGGGTTTTGTCCGGCACGAGCCAGATTTGCAAGTTGCATGATAGGGCTGTGAGTAATCACGTCAAACGGAGAGGACATCGCTTATTCTCCTTTCTTTGCTGCGGCAGCGGGTTTAGAAAAGCTCTTCTGCCACTTTTCCAGTTCATCCAGCCTGTGGACGAGGGCGTTATACTCTTCAACAGGCACATACTGCTGTGTCGGTGCAGCGGTCTGCTGTGCCTGTTGCGCTTGCATCTGCCGCCACGCTTCCGGGCTGTAAAACTCCTGCACATAGGATTCGCAGGTGTCAGGGTTCAGCCGCTTGCAGTAGATCACTCCGCTGCGCAGGTCGGGGCAGTAGGTCGGTCTGCCATACAGGTCAGACGGTATCGCCAAAAATTCCTCCCTGCTGGAAACAGGTCTACCAAGCAACCAGCCGCCTTCCTGCGCCGACTGCTGAACAGGCTGCTGCCCATTCATCGGCTGCGGACGCTGCGGTTGTGCCTGTTGCATCTGCGTGTTGGGCAGGGGAGTGGCAAGCCCTACCGTGCCCATACCGCCGTAAGGATTGACAGGCTGCTGCGGAACATAGGGCGCTCCGGGTGTCTGGTAATAGCTCATAAAACATCCCTCCTTGTGCTCCTAGTGTATCGCATCAGCAAAAAGCGAAAGACAACGAACGTCAAACGAAGGACAAAAAAGAAAAGCGCCCACACGGAAAAATCCGCATGAACGCTTGAAAAAACAAAAGCCCCCGATGCTCCAAACGGAACACCGGGGGGCTGCCAAAAAGGCGAAGTCTAAAATCAAGAGCGGAACCGCCCACAGGCAATGCCGCTCTCTACAAAGGCTGTAGCCTTTCAAATATCCACCCTCTTGTGCTTCTTCGAGAGGCCGGGTAGATTTGTTGATGTTATTTTACCACAATTCGTGCAAAAAGAAAAGCGGCAGACTCGAAAGCCTGCCGCTTCAATGTGTTTCGTGAGAAATCGCACCCAATTAAGATTATGCTATCACGCATCCAGCATTTTATCAATAATTTTCAGCCTATTGCCGATTGATGTTCGACAATACGGCACACGCGCTGCAATATCAACTTGGCATAGCTGGTCAACGTACCGCAACCGGGCGATTTTCCGGTCATACCTCCCAAGCGGCGCACGTTTTATCACAGCTTTTATCTGTTCTGCATTAAGCCCTTGCAACGCTGGCGGAAAGACTATGCGAGCCGCCGCCATAGGCAGCACCGAGCCAGAAGGGCTGCGGCAACTGTCCGGCGTTGCGCACCATATTGCCAAGCACGGAAAAACGGTGACAAAACGTCACCATTTCGTTGGCGTTGCCGAGATGGTATGTTTTCGTGAGGTCACGAAAACGTCCGTATGTAGTGCTTGCCATGATATCCTCCTTACTGCTTTTGCAGGGCTGCCCTTGCCCGGTCAAAGAAAAACTGAATTACCTTGCTCATGGTCTCTTCGGTGATAGCCCAGCTGATCAGCTTGCCCCACCGGCTGTTATTCAGGTAGGTGCGTAGCATCTTGACACACCACGCCTTGCGCTCTGCGCCGCGCTTGGTGCCCTGAATCTCCTTCTCAGCTTGGTCGATAAGGTCAAGAACAAGCGTCCTGACCGCTGCGCCGTAGCCCAGACGGATGCCGCCAAGGGCGTAAAAAACAAACCCGCCCATCATGAGCAGCAGCGCCGCCCATGCGGGGAGAACAGACAAAAGCTTAGTTACCAGTGTTTCCATGCTTGGTTACTCCTTCCATTAAATAGTTGTCGATTTTCGCCTTGCTGGCTTGCATGGCTGCAACGTTGTTTCCGGTCAGCTGCGATTCCAGCAGGGCGCGAACGGCTTCAAGCGTCAGGCGGTTCACCTCGTCGATTTCTCCAAATCGCCCAAGGTCGCGGGTCAGGGCAGCACCATGCTGCAGCTGTCCCTGTTCCAGCGCACCGATGCGTCTTTCCATCTCGTCAAGACGCTTGTCCTGTGCTGCGTCCGGCGCTTGTGCCTTTTTGATGTACTTGTGGATGACGTCCAGCACCTTGTCCAGCGTGATCGCGGCGGCACACACGCTGCCCAAGATGCCCAGCACCCACAGTAAAGCTTCTTTTTCGGTCATTTGCCCTCCCGAAGACGGGTCAGACCCTTCTTTGCGATGATTTTTGCGTAGTCTTTGTAAGCTACCGACAAGTCCACGCCGGAAATCTTGCCCGGTATCGCGTCCACAACACCGGGAATCTTGCCCTTGCTGGTGTACTGCCACAAACCGAACGGCCAGCCCGGTTCAGGCTTTTTGCTGCGGTATGCTGCCAGCCACACGTCATAAGGCTTGAGCGCAGCGCCGCCCATGTACAAGTTGGTTTCGCCAAAGTAAAGCCCAGTGTACAGCATGGCGTAAAAGCCCCAGCGCTCTACCGTGCCCAGCGCATGTGCGGCAATGTCGGTAAGGGTCTGCTTGTCGAGCGGCGCTTGCACATACTTGTCCTCAATGTCTACCGCAACGGGCAGCTGCACTGTCTTGCCGGTCAGCACCTTGCGCAGCAGGGCAAGCTCTGCGTCAGCTTCTGCCGTGTTGACCGCCTTGCAGTAGTAGTACACGCCGCAGGGGATGCCCAACCGCTGGCACTCGCGGTAATTGCGCTCAAAGGTGGGGTCGATGTACGGCTTGCTGGGCGCGTCTTTTGCGCTGTTGCCTAGTGCCCGCAACATCACACCGGAGACAAGGCCGCTTGCCTTGACCTTGTCCCAGTCGATGCGCCCTTGCCAGCGGGAAACGTCCATGATAGGTCTCATACTCTGCTCCTTAATACTTTTCGCCGGTAATCTCTTCATACTCTTCTGCGGTCAGGCGCTGGGGCTTGCGCTGCACAAGGATGCGCAGCATGGCCTTAGACCAGAGGCCCGCCTCATACTCGTCTTTTGCTTTGCCAAAGATCGCGCTGTGATTATCACTCATGGCTCATGCCCTCCTTGTCTGCGGCCTCGTCCTCAATGGGCACATCGGCCAGAATGCACAGGAAATCCACCATAGACGCGATCTGTGCCAAATCCGCGTCCCGGTTCTCGTTTTCGGCGGCGGTCTTGATGCCGCCAGTGTTGCGAACAATTTTCATGTCGTTATCCCCTCCAGCAGAGTTTTAACGTATTGATCCATGCGCTGCAGCAGCTTTTTGGAGTTGCCTTTAGCGGCATGGGCTTTCCATGATCCATACTGCTCATACAGGGCAGATGCCGGTTTCTCTCCTGCCTTGATGAGCTGGGCAAGCCGAAACAGGCGCTTGCGCTCGGCCTTGACGTTCTGCGGGTCAACGGTCATAACGACCTTGCCCGCCGGGGTCAAGCGGTAGATGAAACCTAGAAAACGGAATCCATCCTTTAGCCTGACGATCTTGGTCTTGGTCGGGTGCAGCTCCATGCCATCGGCAGCGTACCGGGCGCGGATCGCCTCCCGCCACTCCTCAAGCTGCGCCTTGTCGTGGTGGATGATGAGACTATCATCCATAAAACGGACGTACTTTTTCGCCCGCAGGCGCTCCTTGATGTAGTGATCTATGGGGTCGGGCACCGAGATCCCGGCAAGCTGCACCATCTGGCTGCCCGGATTATAACCGGCCTCGCCAGTATATTGACGATCCAGCACCTCACGCACGCGGTTATGCACACTTGGCGGCAGATGCCGCTCAAAGCAGCGGTTTGCCACGTCATGGGGCATCGTGTCGTAATAGTGCCGGATATCTACCAACAGCACATAGCCATCAGCGCCGTGCTGCCGGTATTCGCGCTCCATCATGAGCTTGACCTGCTTGCGCGCCCAGTCGGTACCTTTGCCGGTCTGACAGGCCGCGTTTTGCCGGATGAAACTCCGTGTCATTGCTGGATAAACAGCATTGTCGTTGAGAGAGCGCTGGTATACCCTATCCCGAAAGCCATTCGCAACCGCTGTGCGGGGCTTGGGATAGGTGATTCTAACTTTGATTGTTGGCCGTGCCTTGTATGTACCTGTCGCGAGCTCCTTTTGGAGTTTCAGGATCACTCTCGTGCCAGTCCCGGCAACGCTGCCGGATATCGCGCACAGTGTTGCCCCAGAAAGAGCACCGTTTGCCAGAAAGGTGGTAGCTGGCTTTTGCCATGTCTATCTCCGCCAAAAGGACGGTGCACAGCCGGACGGCGTGCCTTTGAAGCTTAAAGCGCTCCTCTCTTTCGTTCGGCTTGTCCAGCCGGAGGTCGTTTGCTCCGAAGATATCAAAAAATATCCGGTCTGCCGTAGCGCGCAGTTGACCGGGAAGGCTTGCGTCAATTTCGAGGTCAAACACTTTCGCGTTTTTGGTGATCTGTCTGGTATACAGTGCCAGCTCACGCGCGTCAAGCGGCAGCGTGAATTTATTGTCCGGTATCTGGTCTTTGCGCATTGCCATGGGATAGCACTCACTTTCTCACCGGGCAAGGGATTGCCCGGTGATTATTTAACAAGATTGGTCATTTTGCAAGCCGGGGCGCAGCGATACGCGTTGAGCGCGTACCAGTAGCTGACGTGGCCGCTGGAGTACACGCCGAAGGCACTGTGGCCGGTGCCACGACGCGCAGAGCGCAGCCGCACATTGCGATTCACAGTGCGCTGTGCAAGGTCGCGGGTGATACGCAGCGGGTAGGTCTGCCACAGAGCCTGCGGGGTCTTTGCGCCGGTGCGCTCCTTCCAGTACGGCCAGTATGTACCCTCGCCACTGACCTGCGGAGAACAGTAGATCTCCTCCAGCGAGGGCAGGAAGATTTTGTCATAGGTCACCACAGCGCTGCCGTCATCGGTGACGGTGTTGCCGTAGGTCACGACCTTCACGCGGGTCAGGGCGGCCTTGAAGTCATCGGAGAAGCCAGCGAGGAAACCGGGCACGGTGTCTGCCTGATCGGGCTTCATATCCCACTCGTCCTGCGGAGTCCACCACTCTTTAGCGGGCTTGTCGCTGTTGAGGTACTGGCGGTATGCGGACTTCCACCACCGGTTGTCACCGTAGCCAACGGGGTGCAGCCCGTTCAGGTTGCCGTTTGGTTTTGCGAGGAACGTGCCCAAATTGGTACCAGCTTCACCGGCAGAGACGTTGCAGGTCTCCAGCCGTTCGCTCTTGTTCTGGTCTTTGTAGACGTAGACCTTCCAGTTTGCGGGCGCAACGTCCGGTGCATTATAGAAACCGGTCAGGCGTGCGCCTGCGGGGGCGTTCTTGGTCAGCGTAAACTGGTAGGTGGTGCCGTTCTTGACGTTGGTACCCCAGTCCAGACCCATCTTGACGTTGTAGGTACCAGCCACCAGACCAGCCTCCGGCACAACATAGAAAGCCTGATACGCAGAAAACTGGATATCTTCCAGAGATGCGTAGTGCATCTGCAGCACCATTGCGGGTGCGGTGGTACCGGTCTCACCCTCGGCGATATCGTCCGTCTTTACCACGTCCCACGGGCAGTCGTAGACTTTGCCGTCCTTGCCGGTGTAGGTGTTCACCAGCTGGGTGCCGACCGGGAAAACCGCCGGTGCGTTACCGGCAGCCACCACGGCCTTGATGCCGTTATAGTCCATCTCCTCCACCACGCCGGTCTGTGCCCGCGCGATCACGCCCAGCGAGCTGGACATACCCAGCAGGGCGGCGGTCATCTGGTCAAGCTTTTTGCCGTTGTCTTTTGCGGTCTGATCCAGATAGATAGGCTCCACCACCTCGGTGGTAGCTGCCTGCGTGCTAATTTCGTTTTCAGCCATGTGTTACTCCTTTCAGGATTTGCGGTATTTCATGCAGACTTTGCCGTTTTGCACGACAAATCCGCAGGCTTCGAGGGCTGTGGTGCGCGTATCCAGCGCCTGCTCTGCCTGTTCCGCGCGGGTAGTTTCGGCGGTGATGGCAGCGTCCAAGCGCTGCTCCTCACCCTTAGCGCGGGATGCTTCAGCGGCAATCCCATCCGCGTTCGCCTGTTCAGCCGCATTTGCCCGCTCCGTCTCTTCCGTGATTTTAGTGGATAGGGCGCTTTCGGCGGCTTGTGAGCGCTCGACCTCAGCCGCGATGTTGTCAGCGTTGGCTTTTTCCGCTGCCTGCGCGCGGGTGGTCTCCGATGCAAGGTCATCCCTTACGCCCCGGATTGCGTCACCGGTAGCCTTTGCATCCGCCGCCTTGCCGGAGAGGGAGAGGGTGGGGTCAATCGTGTTTTTGAGCTCTTCAACCGCCTGGATCGCCTGCGTCCACGATTCGTTAGAGATCTGCGTGACGTAGAAAAAGCTCTGGATCTCTGCAGTGCTGTCGTAGCGGTCGTTTTTGCAGTCGCACTCGATAGGCCAGCTCTTGAGCATATAGCCTTTTCCGGTCGTCACACAGAGTACGATGCTCACATGACCCGGCACCTGCAGCGCTTGACGTGCGATCTCGCAGGTGACAACGTTGCCGGATACATTGCAGGCCGCCCGCTTGCCCGCACCGTCGTTGATGGTATCGTACCAGCCCTGATTCTGGGGGCCAAAGCCGTGGTACATGATGCTGTAAGCGGCTCCTTCAGGTGCAGTATACGCCTTGCCGTTTTCGTATAGCGTCGCCTGAAAAAACCGGCTCTGGCTGTCGTTTTCCACCGCGCTGATGTGCTGCGGCAGGCCGGGATTGTCAAAATCAATCCTGATTTTCTGCATTTGCTTCCTCGCTTTCCTCCGGCAACGGGCTAAAAATCAAATTTTGCCCGTCCCAGATATAGTCGTTGCCGCCGTTGCTGTTGGCCGGAAAATCCTCAAAAAGCAGCTGATCCGACGGCAGCGTTTTCGGGATAACGCTTTTCAGCGTCCAGCCACCGTTTTTGATGCGCCCATCCGGGCACACGGTGCACTGGTATAGGTAACCATCTTTTTTCAAAATAGCCCTCCTTACAAAAAACCAAAAAGCTCTTGCGGTACACAAACGGCGTTGTTGGTGGCCCATCCATCAAAACGTTGGCGTCTCCAGATCTATGTTAGTCCAAATAGTACCAGTGAGCGGACTATATTTGGATGTTCGCTCTTTCCCAGGACCAAACTCAATGCTGTCCTGATAAACTGTGATGTTCCGAAAGTGTGGTGTGTTCCACGCATACATAAGCGTGTAGGTCTTTCCGTTTACCGGTATGATGCTGGATACTCTGCCGCCGCTGCCGCCGCCCGCAAACCATGTAGTGCCTTTTGTGCTTTCGTAAGTGATCAGGATAGCGGAGTAACCGGTAAGGTCAACAGATATCGTTTGTTCCTCTAAACTTTTGAGAGGCTCTTTTGTTGCTTCGTTTTGCCAGACGCGAATGGGTTCCAGATTTTTTATTCCGTGAAACTCCAGTCCTTTTTCGTTTATCGTGTAATTAAAGCTTCCGGGCCCGAACTGGATGCCGCCATCGTCCGTTTCGCCAATGTAGTCTGTGGCCACACGGCTTGCATCAACAGCGCGGTCGTTCGTGGTGCTCATGCGGTTGCGGTCTTTCACGGTAGTTCTTGCAAGCTTTTCGCTTGCCTTGCCTACATAGATCGAGGCGTACCGGTCGTGAACAACGTCATAATCGGTCTTTGTCACTCTGGCCAGCACATTCACGCCAAGGCGCAAATAACGCACCTCTACCGTATCGCCGCGCAGAATGACCTTGTTCTTCTGGTCTTTGTACTCTACGGTCTTTTCCAGCTGCACATAGCTTACGGTCAAGCTCGGCTCTATTTTCCCGATCTGGTTTTTAGACAAAAATTCAGTGGTAGCTTTCCGCATACTGGCATCAGAGGGTGCTTTCTGGAAGTAGCTGGTCAGGTCCAGCGGGTAGATCTTCTGGTATCCCTCGATATTAGACGCTTTTATGGGGTCCAGCGCGTAAAACTTACCCTTTTGTGCATTTGTCCAGTACGGATAGACGTGGGTGTATACGTTGTCGATGTTTTTTTCCTGCGTGACGTCCACCAGATTCAGACCGTATGCAATGACTGCGCCCCGGTTTACCTCTTCTTTCAGCCGCAGCGTGCACTTTAAGCCGTCAAACTCCCAGTAGCCAAGGTAGGTGTCTGCAATGCTGCTTCCGCCGTTGGAGAGCATCGCAGCGCGCACAGTCACCGGTTTTGTGACCGAAAACTCTTTATCATTGTCGTAATCCGCAGAGATCTCAAACTTACAGTCTCCCACAATGTTTGCATTCAGCTTCTGTATGGTCTCCCTGAGAGATTTTGCGCTAAACGGCTTCACGATGCAGTTGCCGAGGTCATACGAGATATGGTGCGCAGACACCTGAAACCGTCCATTCATAGGGCGATTGATGCGATAAATGCGGAAAAGCTGCCGGGTTTCGTAGCTGGAAGGCCGTGCGCTGATGATACGCCGCTCCAAAAGCTTTTCCGCGTGAATGCCGGTCACCGGGTACTGTAAGGTCAGGTCATACGTTCCGTTTTCCTCGCAGCTAACAGTGCATTCCAGCGCATCCGAAAGCGTACCATATCCAAAATTGCCCACGGTAGTCACATTTTCATCATGTAAAACAGGTTTCATAACGTCCACCACCTTGGCATGATCTTCACGGTCTGGATACCGCCGCTCCACTGGATAAGGTTTTCGCCGGCAGCCAGTTCCGGCCAGATGCCGCCGGTCACCGGGTTTGCATTGGTGCCGTCCTCCAGCCATGCGTTCCATATTTCTGCATCGCAGCACACGGTTTTATCGGCGGGCGGCTTCATGCCGAATGCTTTTCCGTTCACCAGCAGTTCGCCCTCTTGTCCGTTTCCGGTCACCTCAAAATAGGGGAGTGACACCTGATCCAGTGGGTTCAGCAGCGCCTGACCGTTCGTCATCTCCTGCAGCTCCTGCCCGGACCACAAAAAATGACGGGGGTCGCAATCGAATGCGACCGTAAATCTGCCGTACTTATCCAAGATGTTGCTGGTATCGCCCATTTTCGCAATGGCAAGGTAAAAGTACTCCGGGTCGTATCCGTCCGAGAGGGGATAGGCACCCGGTGTACCGCATAGCCACGCCTTGATGCTGCGCAGCTGTTCCGGGGTGGGGTTTCTGCCGTGGAAATACAGCTGATACGACACCGTGATATTTTCGTACTGCCCCTGATCCGCGTGCAGCTTGCCGTTCCGGCCTGCAACCTCGTACTCCTCGTACTTGCGGTTCGGGGTCGGGATGCTGGGTTTGTGTTCGATATGGCAGCAGTACTCGGTGCTGCTGTGCCCGTTAAAATACAGGTACTTCTCCACTGGCCGCCGCCTCCTCGTTGATCATCTGTGTAAGTCGTGTAATGGTGTACTGGGCAAAGCGCTCCTCGTCCATGCCCTCAGACGGGTACACATTGACGTTGATGCCGCCCATGCTCACCGTGCGGGAGTTGGTAGCCACCTGCGCAAAGCCGTTTGCGCTGCCAACATCGTACTGCAGCTGCATCTTCAGCTTTCCGCCAAGGTCTGCGGCAGCCTCCTGCAGAAGGTAAGCGTTGTCGCGGATGCCGTCCGCCATGCCTTGGATCATATCCGGCATCCACTTCTCGTACTCCCGCAAGGGTCCTTCGTCTGGACGCGAAAAATGCAAAAATCCTTTTATAATGCCGCCGATCCACGAAACCGCTTTCGCAATAATGCCGCCACCGCTTGTAATTCCGCTGGCAAGTCCAGATACAAGATCTGCGCCCCAGCTTCCGGCTTCGGTGCTGATGGAAGTGCCGAGCAATTTTCCTGCGATGCCAAATATTCCACCGGCAAGTGCGCCCGCCCAGTTTCCGGTAAGCTGAAAGCCCTGTGCAGCACCGGTCAGGCCACTGATAAGCGTTCCCGGGACGTCGATGTTATCCCAAAAGCTGTCGCTTGCGCGGTAGCCCTGCGCCAGATCGCTGAACCACTGCCCCAGAGGGCTTTTTGTCAGGTTGCTTGCAACCTTTTCCAGCCCGCCCAGTTTAGAATCCAAATCCAGCACAAACTTGGAGAAGCCACCCAGCGCGCCCTCGGTGTATTTGATGCTGGTGTTCAGGTCGGTGACCTTTTCGTTAACGTCCGTTACAATGCCGTTGGTGTAAGTGGTGGTGCGCTCTACGGTCTGTTCCTGGCCTTCCACGATACGCTTATAGCAGTCCGTTACCACCTTTGTGGCAGAAACAACAGTATCTTCCAGCTCGCCGGTCTCAGCGTTAAGCACTTTCTTGGTTTCGGTAGAGGTCTGGGCAGTCCGGCTGACGTAGCCAATAGCTTCGTCTATCTCTGCCTGCGCCGCCGTCAAGGTCTCCGCACGGGTATGGACGGACTTTTTAGCAACCTCATCTGCAAGGGAGCTTGTCACCTTTTCAGAGGTCACAACGCCGTCCGTCAGGGTCTGCACCCGCTTAAACTGCGTTTCAACGCCGTTCACCATTTCCGTCCAGCTGTCCGTGATGGTCTGGACGGTCTCGGTCGTGGTGCCCTTCAGCTTCTTGGTCGTGCCATCATAGACGTTGTAAGTATTGTCAGCCGTTTCCACTGTGCGGCTGATTGCACCCACAATGTTTTCCGTGCCCTGCAACAGCTGCTTGGAGGTGTTGGTAACGGATTTCGCCAGCTTTTTGGTGTCCTGAGCAGTTTTTGTGGTAGTCCTTCTGCCGCCAGAGCCGCCGCTGCTGCCGTTTCTACCACTGCTGCCGCTTCCACCACTGCCGCCGAAACCATCATACTGCGGCACAACTATTTTCGGTTCAGTGTTTTGCTTTTTCTGACGTCCCGCACCGCCGCCGAACTTGCCGCCGCCCATCCCGCTGAACTTCGCGGTTTTCATTCCGTTGATAAAGCCGTTGACGATGCCTTTCGAGATGTTCCAACCGACCTCAAGCCAGTTTGTGGTCAAAATGCCGTTTGCTGCTTTGGCTGCAAGCGTTTTTGAGGCATTCCACATATCCTGCCCAAGGCTGAGCACACCACGGACCATCTGCCCGGTAAGTTCCGCACCGGACGCAAGGATATCCGGGAATTTTTCAGCCACACCGCCGATAAAGCTGCCGGTGATGGTCACAGCACTTTCTAGAAGCTTCGGGGCATTCTGCACAACACCGGATGCAAGGTTTTGAGCAATATCAAGCCCGGTATCCAGCACGCCGTCCATGTTGTTGACGGCGTAATCCGTAAAACTGTCGATGGCTTCTCCCGCCAGAACGCCGCCAGTCTCCACCATGCTTGCAACGCCGCCGGTCTGTAAAGAATCCGTCAGCTCCTGCACCCAGCCGGTGGCAACGTTGACAAGCTCTCCCTCGGTAGACGCAATCCCTTCTGTCAGTGCTCCCGCAAGCTGGGTGGCGTTATCTTTCAGGGTGGAAATTCTGCCGTCCAGCGTCTGGCTCTGGGTCTCCATTGCGCCAAAATACCGCCCGCCCTCTTCAGATGCAGACAAAAGAGCATTGGTCAGCAGGTCATAGCTGATCGTCATCTTTTGTACATCCGCTGTGGACTTTCCGGTATAATCGGCAAGGATGCCGTACACATCAATGCCGGCATAAGCAAACTGCTTGATATCGGCGCTGGTCGCCTTGCCTGCGTTTTTGATCTGCTGCAGGTTTTGCGCCATGCGGCTTAATTCGTCATTTCCGCCGCCGGTTGCCTTTACGGCATCGCCCAGCGCCATGACCACGTTGCGTGCAGATTTCGCATCTACTCCGGTGGAAATAAGGAGCTGGTTTGCCTTTACAAGCCCTGCTGTATCAAAGGGGGTTTTGGCGGCGTCCTGTTTTATCTGCGCAAGTGCAGATTCTGCTTCATCCGCGCTGCCCAGCATATTCGTGAACGCAACCGTGTATTGCTCCATCTGGGAGTTATAGTCAACGCCGGTGCTGATCACAGATTTTCCGGCGTCAACGACCGCAGAGCCTACCTTTTCCAGTGCAGTGGCGACAAGATTTCCCTTCGTTACCGCACTGGCTATACCGTCAAAGATTCCGGCTTGGTTAGCATTCCCAAAATTTTGGACGCTTTCCGTTGCATCATCCGTTTTAGACGCAAACTCCCCAAGGCCGTTTTCTGCATCGTGCAGGCGGCTTTTTAAGGTTTCCAACTCCGCATTCGTCTTATAGACCGCAGTCCGGTAAGCCGAGGCCTGTGTGCTTGCGCTGCCATATTTTTCAGTGGCCTGCAGCAGCATACCTTTCTGGGCGTTTAAAGCATCCGTCTGCGCAGCGATTTGCTTGCGCAGCACTGCCGCTACCGAGGATGCCCGCTGCTCTGCGGAGGTGTTCTCGTCCATAGAGGCGGTGGTGGACTTCAGTTCAGCGGCATACTCTTTCTGCCGGGCAATGATGTTTTGCATCTGCTGCCGGTATTCTTTTTCGCCTTCAACACTTATTTTGGGGCCAATGTCCGTTTTTGCCATGCGTTCACCTCCTTACCGTATTTTTTCCAGATCGTCCACGCTGGCGTAGAGCTTCTGGTTTGCGCCGTTTTCTATCTGCATGCACGCCATATAATCCAGCATACGGCCCACTGGGCACGAATGCACCTGATGCTCATTCATGCCCAGTTTGCGGCCGTAAAACAGAAACCACGTTCTGTTAAGCTGTATCACATGGCGCTTCCCGCGTTTTTTGCGCTGTTGTCCGGTTCAGCCTCCACCTCGCGGCCGGAACCGCGCGCAATTGCGGTAACGCAGTCGTTCCACAGTGCGCGACACTCTGCCCACGTCATGCTCTTTTCCAGCTCCGCAGCAGCAGGGAAGTCCGGCAGGTGTTGTGCCATGTCCTGAAACTCCTTGTCGTTGGATTCTGCTGCCATCTCCCGCACATAGTCCCGGCCTGCATCCGCAAGCACGGGCGCAATGGTCAGTGCAGCCTTTGCAAGGTCGGCAACGCGGTTGGTTTTTGTGGCTTCCTTGGCAACGCCAAAGATGTTATCCACAGAGCCGTAGGCATCCTCCAGCATGGAGAGCGCCTTGATGGTCATGCACATCGGGTACTCATCATCCTTGACGTGCGCGAATACGATGTACTTGTCCTCGATCATGCTGCACCTCCCAGTGCCTTCTTGATAAACGCAACTGCCGCTGCCTCGGTGTCAAACTCCTTCTTGGGGATGATCTTCCACCGGTTCATGGCGCTGTCATCGCGCATGATGCTGAAGTCCAGATCCTGGGTCTGCCAGTCGATCTGCTCGCCCTGCGTCTCGGCATCGTCCTTGGGCACCTTGAAGCGGATCTTGCACAGGACGATTGCCTTCCACATACTCTTTCCGTCCTTCTGCACCTTCTTGACTGCGCCCAGCCCCAGATAAGGCGGTTCCATAGATGCGCCGTACTCGTAGGTCTCCACCGCGGTGCCCTCGTCCGGCGTTACGGAGTTGCCGGCTTTCAGGCCCATGATGAAGGCCTCTTCCTCTGCGGTCAGGCCGTCCACGGTGCAGGTGCCGCTGCCATCGGTGAAGGCAGAGCCGGTCTCGGTTTCCGCCAGCCGGTCATCGGCATAAAACTTGTTGTCGTCGCTGGTGGAGATATCGGTGCTCATGCTCACCGAGCGCCCCAGCTTGCGCACACCGCTGTAGGACACAACGCCGCCATCGGAAGCGTAAGTAGCAATATGCACATTGGAAAAACCAGTAGTTACCATGTGTTTTCTCCTTTCATACAAAAAAGCAGGGTGTCCACAGTGGACACCCTGCGCGGGTTATTTATCGATCGTTTCTTTTATCTTTTTTTCAACAGCCTGCCCCATGGCTGCCTCCGTTTCCTTTCGTCCTTTTCGGACGGATGGAGCAACAAACGGAGTTGCAACCCACACGCTTGTGCCGCCTTCTACGCAGCGCGCAATCAGCGCATTTGGCTGACCTTTCGGATGTCCTTTGGTCTGGATGCTGTTGTATCCGTTGAAGCCAAGCTTTGTGTTCCACGCATAGTTTTCATGGCTGAATTTCGCTATGCCGAACCCATTTTTCAGGTCATCAGCCTGCTGCTGGCTCAATCCGTTCATAGGCGGACCATCGGGATGGGCATAATACTGCTCCTGCCCGGATGGCAGGCTATGAATCGAAATTGTGTCAACGGCGGCTTTGATTTTGTCACCCATGATTTTTGCGCCGGCATAAACGCCCGCTTTGCATACATCATCGGTGTTCTGGTTCAGGTTCTGAAGCTTTTTCATGTAAGCATCCAGCCCTTTTGCTTCGATTCTAGCCACAGCCGAACACCTCCCACCTCCAGCGGTAATGCCAGATTTTTGTATCAGCTTCATACATAGGCTGAAGCCTTTCCCACGCAATGTGCTCGGAAGCGTCAAACGCTTTTTCCAGCGCTTCGCACCACGGGTCGAGCTCCATCGAGGTAAACAGGTCTGTTGTGCCGATCATGGCGCGTTCGATGTGCTTGCCGTCCGCAATGAGGTCATCCGGCGCTTCTTCCTGCCAAACAAAGTATCGCTTGGACTTCATCCGTCCGCCGTGGCTTACACGGTCTGTAACAGCTGTGTGGGCAGCAATGATGCACTCATACCATGTCATTCTCGGTGCCCTCCTGTAAACTGTTGTCAAAATCATGCTCCACAGCACGCAGTGCCAGATCCAGCGCAGGCGGCCAGCTGCGTACAGCCTGCACCGTGTCGATGCGGTAGTGCCTGCCGTCCTCGGTCTGTGCTTCGTCCTGGCTGGAAATAGCGATGCTCTGGGGTGCCGGCACGCGGATCACCCGGACGATCTCCGCTTGATTCTGACGGCTCAGGTACAACCGGTTGATGCCAAGACGCTGCTCCTCGTACCGCAGGGTGCACTTTGCCGTGCACTCTACAACAGGGGAGTGCCCGACCGGTGCAGCGTCCCGCGTGGAAAATATCTGTACGACCCCGCTGTTGAAGGTCTGGCTTATCTCTGTATCAGGGCGGGTCGGGCTTTTGCGTGTTCTCTGCAAAGTCAGTCACCAGCCTTTCGTTTCTCGCCGCAAGCAGCAGGTGCAGATAATTGTGCTCGAAAATATCTGCTGCGCCGTCGCGGGTGTAGCGCACATAATCCATCAGCAGCGCACGGGCAAGCCCGGGCTGCGTATAGTCCTGCGCTGTGCCGATCTTACTATCCAGATAAAGCATACCGGCCACTGTAATGTCCCAGATTTTCTTATCCAGTGCATCATCCGACCATGTGATATCAAGATAGTTTTTGATATCCGGCAGCAGCGTTTCCCGCTGCTCGTCCCACTTGCTGGTCATGGTCAGGACTTAGTTACCGTGACGGTGTAGGTCTTGACGGTCTCACCGTCCGCCGCGGTCACGGTAATGGTCACAGTGTTGCTGCCATCGCTCCAGGTCGCAGACTTGCCGTTCTCGATCTCCTTGCCGCCCACTTCCACCTTGACCTTGGCGCCAGCGTTGGCGGGGGTCGCGGTGATGGTGTTGGAGGCTGCCGAGGTAGTCGCCGTATAGGTCACATTGCTGGAGGTAAAGCCCGGGGTCAGGTTCAGGCTGCCCAGCTTCAGGGCGCTCAGGCTTGCATCATTGGATGCGGCAGGCGCTGGAACGGTAGTAACGCGGTAGGTCATGGGCTGCAGGCCGGTAATGTCCAGATTTAGGAAAGCGTTGTTGTCCACCGGGAAGCCGTTGGCGTACAGCTTGATCAGGTAAACACGCTCGTCCTCGAGGAAATGGTAATCATCGCTGTACTCGATGCGGCCGTTCTTGTTCATGCCGACCGGCGCAAAGTACAGGTGACCGATGCCGAACACCGCCTGACCGCGCGGCAGCGCAGCAGTCTTGATGACGGACAGGGGAACAGGGAAAATGTCGTTGCGGTAGGTGCCATCCGGGGCACGCACGGTGGTTGCGGGCATCACGCGCAGGTAGTAATCCTGCGGGTTGACCAGCAGGATCAGATCATCCGGGTCACGATCCTTGCCGTTGGCAGTCTTGCCCAGCATAGAGATCAGATTGCCCATCGTAGCAGGCTCAAAGTCGCTGACCTTGACCTTTGCCTTCTCCGGGTAGGTCTTGCCGCCGATCACCGCAACGTCATCACTCACATCACGCACCATGCCAATGGGCTGATCGTTGCCGTCACCCATAACGATGCCCTCTTCCAGACCGTTCGCCAGAGCCTCAGCCAGAATAGCGCGGATGTAGCGATCCAGCCACTCAGGGCCCAGATCCAGCTGTGCCTTACAAACAGGGATAAACGCAGAAAGCTTGTACAGGCCTGCGTCCACTTCCTTGAAGCCGGAGGTCAGCTCCTCCACGATTTTGGCGCACAGCTTGCCCCACTTGGCCTTGTGGATGCCGTCGGTGTTCAACATCATGCGGATCGCGCCGCCGGTGGGGGTAAACTGGATCTTGCTCAGCAGGGGGTGCTTGGATGCCAGATCCTCCATCACGCGGCTGATAACCGTCTGCGGGAACACAACGGTCACGTTCTCCAGCGCCTGCTTGGGGTTGTCGGCACGCATGGCCTTCTCCACGGCCTGATAGTACTCGCGCTCGTTGTTGGTCAGCTGGCGCACGCCGCGGGCGTACAGAACGGAATTGTCCAGCTCCTGCTTCATGCCGTCCAGCTGCTGCTGGTACTCCTCGCGGTTGATGTCGCCCACGGTCTGGAACATCTGCAGGAAGGTGTCAGTCACAGCATTCTCGTCGTTGCTCTTGTAAGCATCGTGCAGCTGCTGGCGCAGATCGTTCAGCTTCTGATTGTTCTTGTACAGTTCAGAAAGATTCATGTTGATTTCTCCTTTTTGGTATTTAAAAAGCAGCACCCCCACGAAGGAAGTGCTGCTTTACGGCTTATTTTCAGATATTGCAAAGCATCTGCATCAGGCTGCGCTTTGCAGGCGGTTTTTGGGGCTGCGGTTCAGGGGGCGGTTCTACATCCTTATGCGGCACCATAAGCTGCTGCACGATCAGGCCGCGCACGCTCTGGGACACGCCGGAGGCATCACCCATTTTGCGGATGCTGGTTGCAATGCCCTTTTCCAGCATAGCGGCAGGGGAGTACCACGCCTTGCTGTTCACAAGGTCTCGGGCTGCCTGCTCTTCCATGCCGGCATTCGTGAACGCACCCAGCCCGATCTCGGTCAGCTGGTCCAGTGCATCCGCCGCGCTGCGCAGATCCTCGGCGTAACCAGCTGCAAACTGGCTTGCCGGATGGAAATAGAAGGCACTCACATTGCTGGCAATACGCTCCTGACCCGCCAGAAACGGATAAATGGCAGCGCTGGCAACAAAGCCGTCTGCATAGGACGTGACCCGTGCGCGGCTGTCCTTCAGCGCGTTGTAAATTGCCCATCCTTCGGAAACGTTGCCGCCGAAGCTGTCGATGTGCAGATTGATCTCGGCCGCATCAGGGATTTTCTTCAGCTGCTGGACAAGACTGTGACCGCTGGTTTCTTGGTTAGATTCATCGGCGTATCTCGTGATATCGCCAAAGATATAGATATCCGTCTGCTCGCCAAACTGCTGGATATCAAAATAGGGTTTCGGCATATTATTCCTCCTTTGTTCTGCTTTCCGTGGCGGCATCTCTTGCAACGGTCTCCACGGTAGCAATATTTTTGGTCATCCAGTGGATGTTAGCCCATTCATCAGGCAGCGGTGCGCCGCCGGTGGCCTCGCGCAGCTCGTTGATGCTGTATGCGGCGCTCTCAACGATCTTTTCAATGTTTGCAGCGTTAGAGAACATATCAAAGTGCTGGATCGTGGAGGTGTCCGCATATACGCGGTCTCCGCGCAGCCAGTCCGCTCTTGGGATGAGCTTCCGGCTGAACTCCTTGCTGATCTGCGCCGCCAATGGGTCGATGCCGGTTGTCAGCCAGTGGGTAATGATATCGTTGATGCCCGCTACATCGCCCTGCACAAGGACAGGCGGGATGCCCAACCCGCGCGCGGTAAAAGAAAAAATGTCATCAAAAAGGGCTTTGATGTCCCGCGTGTCCTTTGTTCCGGTGCCGTTGTTCATCAACTGGAACTCGTAGCCATCAAATTCCGGCAAAATACCGGTGCCGGATTCCAGGAACGGTTTATAGCTGCTTTCCAGCATGGCAGAAAACTTTTTCTCAAAATCGTCCTGACCATTGGCAACCTGCGTGACGTGCACCTTCATGTGCTGGCCGTTGTTCCAGACGTTGCTCTTGATGCTGGACTGCACCAGTTTTTTGTAGCTTTCATACAGTGCATCCACAACCCTTTTTGCATCATCGCTGTTCAGGGTAAGGTGCAGTACCTCGCGTTCTTTCAGGTCGCGGGTGTACGACTGCTGCCCAACCTGTATCTGGCGGTATACGTTTTCCTGTGTGGGGATGTATTCCGGCTTTGTCCAGCTGTCTGCAACCACCAACTCAACATTGCCTCCGCGCGGAATCGGGATCACAAGCGCTTCGTTTTTGGCATAAAGCTTGTAGACTACTTTTTTCCAGAAGGCTGTGCTGTTTTCGTTGACGTTCGGCTCTACGTTCAGCAGATAGTAATAATCCGATTTGACCGGTTTCCCGCGCTCAAACGTTTTGAACTCACAGTTTGCAATCGCGTTTGCAATCAGGTTTACGCAGCAGTTAAATGCAAGGTCGCGCAGCTGGTATTCCTGCCAGTAGCCAAGCATTTCGCAGGTCAGGTCATCGCCGTTCAGCAGAAAATCATGTGCGGTGATCTTCTGATCGGGCGGTGAAAACCCAAAAAACTGTTTGATTTTCTCAGAAAAAGACATTGTTTTTCTCCTTCCGGCAAGTTACCAGCAAAATGCTCCGATCTTTGGCAGCTGCACCTGACCGGTGCCCAGATCGCTTTCCACCGTCATGGCTGCCGCCAGCGCCATGAACGGGTCTGTTTTTCGGCTTTTGCCCTCAATTTGGCGTAA